GACAACGGGAACGCTGTTGCAGTTTACTACGGCTGCTACGCCTAACGTGCAAACAGTTGTGCCGAGCGACATAGGGTCTACGAACTTCTATGTAAGCGAAGGCCAAGTGATTGCTGTAAGCACCGATGGCGTAAGTACCACGGCAGCGCGTGGCACATTTACCATCGTTATTGAGTAGTCTATTTGCCGCATTGTTAGCGGCGATTTTTGTACCGGGGATAGCGGCGGGGGGCTTGCCTAAATGGGCATTGCTCTCCGTTGCTGCCTTGGTCATCTGTTTTACCAAGACACCGTTAGACCGGCTCACATGGATTTGCTTGGGGTTTCTAGGCTATCTGGCATTAAGCCTTGCTTGGAGCGACGATCCGGCGGTGGGCGGGTTACACCTGCAAAAATGGATCATTCTGTTTGCCCTGTTTCAGTGGGGCCGAACAAAGCCGAGCTTACACTTGGCGGGCGCGGTGGCCGTCACTGTGGCAATCGCTTTTATAACCTTATTGCCTGAGTATGTAGGCGGGTATGGCAATCCTAATTTTGCCACCGAATTTATCCTCGGCTGTTTGCCGTTAGCGGTCGCGTTTACGCCGTTCATGGCAGTGCCGATAGTTTTATATTTTTGTTTTGCTGAGACCGTTTTGCAATGGTTCGCGATTTTCCTTTCCCTTTGCGCGTTCTTGTTGCAACGCAAGCATCTTACGTTTCGCGGCATCACATATAAGCCGACGAACACGGTCTTGTGTTTGGTTTTAGCCAGCTTCTGTGGAGCCATAGGCATTGCGCTTTCTTTGGAAAGCATAAGAGCCTCAGTGTTTGCGCGGCTTGAGTTTTTGCTGCCGACACTTGCACTCTGGTGGGAACACCCAATTATCGGTCATGGTTTGGGTTCGTTTAATTACGAGTTTCCCCGCGTTTATGGTCTTACACAGACTGTTTTAGATGTGCCGTTCTCGATGCCGATTAATTATTACGCCGGTGCGGCACACAATGAGTTCGCACAGCTTGGTATGGAAACGGGCCTTGTTGGTTTCGGTTTTGCTGTGTGGTTGATAGCGCGAACAGAAAAAGAGGGGCCGGAATGGTACGCCGTTTTATTACTTTTGGCTGCTTCGCTGATTGGCTTGCCGCTTCAGAATCCTGCCTCACGCGCGGTCTTTGCGGTGTGTCTCGGTTATTTGCAGCGGCCTTGTTTGTCGCATTCATGGCCTCGTTTTGGCAGCAAATACGCGCACATCAATATTTTGCAATCGCTAAAGTCGCGCCAGACTTAGCAATCGCAGCGGTCGCAAACATTAAGGCGCACCAGTTGTTTCGCTGGGACTTTCAAATACGCCAACAGCTTTTTGTCACGCTATCGAAAGCGATGGAGAGCAAGCAATTTAAAATGAACCGGGACGCTTACGAATTGGCGTGGAAAATATCCGCAAGCGCTAGCCCTTATTTTTTACTGATTGAAAAACATAAAAGGTCATCCGATGAAAAAGTATTTTCTAGCACTACTGATTAGTTTAGGGGCATGGGCCTCGCACGCGGATACTTACTATCCGTCAACTGCTTATAACGTGTCGATTGGCACGACTGCGGCAGCATCTCAGCCGTTAAACAAAACCACAGACTCTGTGCGGTTAGTCTGCACGGTAGATTGTTTTGTGGCTTTGGAAAGCAGTTCCGCTGCGGCGTTTGCGGCTGTTTCGGCTTATGTGCTTTTACCCGCAGACTGGCCTATTACGCTGAAGTCTTTGGGCAGCACATACGTTCTTGTAAGCGCAGGGTCTAGCGGCATTCTGAACATTACCGAAATGTCCAAATGAGCGACTTGCGTACAACTTACCGGGTCGGGCCTAGCATTGATGCCAGTGATGATGCGGTTCAGTACTCGCAAGACGTGGAACCGTACCTGGAAGAAAACAAGCGTTTGCAGGGTATGGAGCAAAACGGCTTTTTTAGGAAAGTCGCGCAGATACCAAATGTTGTCACGATGCAATGGATGACCGAGGACGGCATTTACTGGCCTAGTCTGCCCAAGGCCGAGCGCGGTGTTTATCTACGTCGAAAACTTAATGACCCAGAATATCGTTATCTCAAAACGACGGCGGGGAAAGTCTAATGCCAGCGAAACCCGGTTTATATTCCAACATCCAAAAAAAACGTGCACGAATTAAAAGACAAAAGGCGGCTGGCAAAAAGCCGGAACGTATGCGTAAACCCGGCACTAAAGGCGCACCAACGGCGGCAGCTTTTAAGGCTGCGGCTAAAACCGCCAAAGGCCGCAAGCGGCGGCGGTAACGGTTATGCCGCGTAAAGAAAACCCTATCCGCAGAACCACGCGGGGCAAGGGGGCTAACTATCGCCCAACAAAACAGGGTGCCGGTATGAGTCGAAAAGGTGTGGCTGCATACAAGCGGAAAAACCCCGGCAGCAAACTAAAAACAGCCGTCACCGGCAAAGTTAAGCCTGGAAGCAAAGCCTCAAAACGGCGCAAAAGTTACTGTGCACGTTCAGCGGGGCAAATGAAGAAGTTCCCGGTAGCAGCGCGTAATCCGAACTCTCGATTGCGGCAAGCCCGCAAAAGGTGGAAATGTTAGATGGCATTAACAAATTATGGTGAGCTAAAAACCGCAGTCGCTAATTGGCTTGACCGCAGCGACCTCACCGCAAAAATACCAGACTTCATTGGGCTGGCAGAGGATCGTATTGGCACCGATGAGCGCATACGCATTCGCGCTATGGAAACGGCTGCGGATATAACAATTGATGCTCAGACCGAAAGCTTGCCTACGGGGTTCCTGCGAAGCCGCCGTATTTTTATCAGCGGCAATGCGCGGGAACACGCGCTGGAGTATATGTCACCCACAAACTTCTATGATAGCCACGGCGGCAGTGAGACAGGCCGTCCGTTGTTTTTTACGGTAGAGGGTGACAACTACGTTTTCGGGCCAACGCCGGACACCACCTACACCGGCAAGCAGCTTTTTTATAAAAAATTCACAACGCTTGCTAGTGATAGCGATACAAACTGGATTCTGCAAAACGCACGGGGTTTGCTGTTATACGGCGCACTGATGGAGGCGGCTATTTATCTGGAAGATGATGCGTCTTTAAGTAAGTGGGCCACCTTATACGATCAGACCGCTGATGCGGTTATGAGTTCCGACAGAAAAGACAGGTTCCCCGCTGGGCCACTTGTTTCGCGATCTGGATTAATAGCAGTATGACTCCGTTATCGCGCCGAATACCAAGGCAAACGCAATCCAAAGCGCTACGGCTTGCCGATCTACCATTTGGCGAATGGTTGCCGGACCTTGCGGCTTATGAGAACCCCGGTTGTTTAGAAGCGCTGAATGTTCTACCCGCACTCGACGGCTATAAGCCTTTGCCAAACATCACAAGCGTTAGCGATGCATTGGATGCGCGGTGCCAAGGTGCGGCAGCGGCACAGGATTCGGCGGGGAATGTCGATGTGGTCGCGGGTGATGCGTCAAAGCTGTATTTGCTCAAAGCACAGACGTTTCCTGATGCCAGCAAAGCGGGCGGCTATACCACGCCAGTTGACGCACAATGGGAGTTTGCTCTATTCGGTGACAAGTTTATCGCCACTAATTTCACCGATCCGATACAAGCAATCACGTTGAGCGGCTCCACGTTTGCCGACCTAATATCGAGTTCTTTAAAACCTAAAGCCAAGCACTTGGCGATTGTCCGAGATCACCTAATATTAGGCAATACCAATGACGGCACGGATGGACATAAGCCTAACCGTGTATTTTTCTCAGCTATAAACGATGCCACGGACTTTGATCCTAGCGCCACAACACTAGCAGACTTTCAAGACATACCGGACGGCGGTGCTATTGAAAAAGTGGTGGGCGGCGTTGAATACGGGTTGATATTTCAAGAGCGCAGCATCAGCCGTATGACGTTTGTCGGTTCGCCTTTGGTGTTTCGGTTTGACAAGATAGACCGGCGCAGAGGAACGCCTATACCCGGTTCCGTTGTTGAACATGGGCGCATGGTCTTCTTTATTTCGGAGGAGGGCTTTTTTTACAATGACGGCACACGCTCTGTGCCAATTGGGCAGAACAAAGTAGACCAGACCTTTTGGAACCAGTTCGATATAGCAAATAAAAGTCGCGTTACAAGCGCGATAGACCCGATCAACAAAGTGTGCGTGTGGGCTTTTCCCGGCACCGGCAACAGCAACGG